GGGAAATCATCATTTGATCCTAAAAAATCTCCAATATATTGCAGTTCTAAATATAAACTTTCTTATGCAAATATGGAAAAAAATTTACCTCATGTTTTAGATATAGCAGTAGCTATTTGTGAAAAGCACAAAGACGAAAAGGGAGTTATTCATACGCACACAAATGCTATTACTGAAAAATTAAAAAATAAAGTTAAAAACAATCAGAGATTTTTGATAAAAGATGATGTCACATCTAATGAAATATTGTTAAATGAACATAAAAACAATTCAAATCCGACAATTATGGTCAGTCCTTCTTTGGATACGGGTATAAGTTTAGATGATGATTTAGGAAGATTTCAAATTATTATAAAATCTCCATATTTGCCGTTGGGTTCAAAAAGAATAAAAAAAATGTTTGAAAAAAATGCAAAACATTATTCGATGAAAATGTTGGATAAATTAATTCAAATGTCAGGTCGCTGTACCAGATCAAAAGATGATTATTCAATCACATACATATTGGATGGTGTGGCTATAGACGCAGTAAAAAGAGAAAAATCACATTTACCAAAACATTTTTTAGACAGGTTTGTATAGTTTTGATAAATAATTAGAGTGAAAAATCATACATATAATTGGGAAATACAAACTCTTTTAGAACAATTTGTAGGTGCTTTTAATGATGTTATTGTTAAAAGATATGACATAAATAAAAATCAAATTGCGCCTCTAAGTGGGTTCAAGGTTTCTTATGTTTATGGACCAAAACAAAGAATTTTTAATACTTTGCAAAATCCCGCACCTGGAGGTTTAAGAATTCCAGCAATAGCTGTCAGCATCGCATCAATATCCAGAGATCAAACTCGTGTTTTCAATAAAAATGATGGATTTAATGTACCTTATAACACATCTATAACACAATCCGATTTTTTAAAAAAAATACCACAACCAGTTCCTGTTAATATCGTAGTAAACATGACACTTATTACAAAATATCAAAGCGATATGGATCAACTTATTTCAAATTTTGCGCCTTACTGTGATCCTTATATTGTAATATCTTGGAAACTGCCAAATTTACAAGGCTCTACCGCTCCTTACGAGATAAGGACAGAAGTTTTATGGAGCGGTAACGTTAATTTAACATATCCAAATGATGCAGGACCAACACAATTATTTAGAATTGTTGGAGAAACTAGCTTTACTATTAAAGGATGGTTATTCAAAAAAAATGATGAAATCTATAAAAAAATATATGTTATAAATTCTGATTACAATGCAGTAGATTCTGTTGATAAAAATGCTCCTGTTTTGGAAGATATAGAATCATATGAAACAAAATGGCATACAATTTCTGCCAGACCACAACCAAGAAAAATAAATCCTTACAGGGCTTTTGCGCTTGACAATCCATTATCCGCAAATCAAATAAAAATTAATGTTTTTGGAAAATCTTTTTATGATATAAAAAATGTTTATGTGAGCGCATCAAACATTCGAATGTTTGATAACTTTTCTTTTTATAATCCATTTTCTGCTATTAATTCATTGTCCGGAAAATATCCACCATTTTTTGGAACAATAATACCCACATTTACATTATTTAATGAAAATTATTTAAGTTTTACATTACCACAACAGCCAAAAACTAAAGGTTTTCTGGATATTATTTTAGAAAATGAAGCAGGTTATGGAAAAATAACTGTTGATAGTCGTTTACCTTTCTTAAGTTCTTGGTCTGGTGCTACTAATACTCAATTTCCTTACATTTCCGGATTTTTAATAAATATCTTGAATATACTTGAAAATAACTAATTATATATAACCATGGCCGATATTTTAGCACAAGCAAATAGACAACCCGATTCTGGTAGGGGATTTATATCCTCAATTCTTTCCAAATTGCCTTATGTAAAAGATGTTGTAGAAACTGATACAAACAATCCCAAATATGAGTTGTTTGATCGGTTATCAAAAAACAGAGAGCTAAGAATTATGCAACAGTCCGTTATTACAGGACCGTTCATGAATAAAGATTTGGCGGATTATTATAATCCGGGTGCGATAACATCGGATAAAGGTTATCACAATTACATTTATGCCCAAGTAGATAGTGATAAAATTCGAAGAATGGCAGAATATAGAAGAATGGCAGCATTTGCAGAAGTGGCAGATTGTTTAGATGAAATTTGTGATGAATTTATCAACAAAGATGATCAAGGAAGAGTTATTACAATAGATTTTACCGGATTTGAAAAATTAGATTCGGAAGAAAAACAAGAATTACAAAAAGAATTTTACAAATTTGTCAACAATTTTGATTTACAACACAAAGGTTGGAGTTATTGTCGGCAATTTTTGATTGAGGGCGAATTGTTTTTTGAAAATATCGTACATGAAGATAAAAAAGATTTGGGAATTATTGGAATTCTTTCCGTACCGGGTGAACTGATAAATCCCGTATATGATAATATACAAAATAATGTAATTCAAAATTTTATTTTTCAAAAACCGATAAGTCTTTTGAATAATCCGTCTGCTCCGAATTTACCAAATAACAATAACGCAAATCCTGCAACTGCACTTCAACAACAGTTAGTAACTTTACAAGGCAATCAAATAACATACATAAATTCTGGTATGTGGAACGAAGATTTAAGTGTACGCATTCCATATATAGAAAATTGTCGCAGAGCATACAAACAGTTATCTTTAATTGAAGACGCTATTGTCATATATAGATTGGTAAGAGCACCCGAAAGATTAAAATTTACTATTGATGTGGGAAACATGCCTCCCCCAAAAGCAGAAGCATACTTGCGTCAATTGATGCAACAGTATTGGACTAAAAAAACATATGATTCTCAATCAAACACCGGAGGAGGAGCTTCAAATATATATGATCCTCAATCGATGCTTGACTCTTATTGGTTTGCCAAAAGAACAGGAGAACAAGGATCTGATGTTCAACTTTTACAAGGAGGTCAAAATTTAGGAAAATTAGAAGATTTATTATATTTTGTTAATAAACTTTACAACAGTTTAGGTGTTCCTGTTTCTCGTCTTGCTGCAGATAGTACTTTTAAAGATGGGTCAGAAATACTTCGAGAAGAATTAAAATTTGCAAAAACTATTGTAAGACTACAAAACCAATTCGCTAAAGGATTAAAAGATGCATTTGTAACTCATTTAAAATTGCGCGGATGGTGGAAAGAGTATAGATTAAATGAATCATATTTCCATTTAAATTTTGTTCCGCCTTCTAACTTTTTTGCACTTCGTCAAAATCAAAATTTTGAATTAAAATTAAAAAATTTCAGTGAAATATCTCAAAACGAATCTATTTCTAAAACATTTGCCCAAAGACATTATTTAAATTTAAATGATGCTAAAATAAGTGAAAATATGGAATGGTTAAGAAAAGATGCGGCTCTTAAATGGGAATTAGAACAAATCGCACAAACAGGTCCAAATTGGAGAGAACACATAAAGGCAGCAGAAGAAGCTGGTAAATCCGCAGCAGGAATGGAAAGTGCAGGGGGTGGTCCAGCACCTTCAGAAATTCCAGAATTTGGCGGGGGCGGAGAAGAAGGAGGAGGTGCAACAGAAACTGCTGAAGAAGCACCTGCCGAAGAAACTCCAGAAGTTGCACCAACAACAGAAGCACCTCCAGCAACACCTGTTTAATATCTGAACATATTATTGGTAAGTATAAAAAATGGCACAAAACATAGATTTTATTCTTGCTAGAAAATCTGGGTTCGATGGAACTACAAGATTAAAAAATTTACAAACTAGAAAGTCTGGGTTTGATGTACGTACAAAATTAAAAAATTCACAAAGAGATACTATTTTAATTAATACTGGAAAATATCAATTTTTAAATAATCTTTTTGGACCAAGCAATGAAGATGGTTCACAAAAATTGATTATTACTGCAGGAACATCAAATGATAAGATCTACTATAACAATTGGGATGGTATTACACTCGGATTTACTTCTACTCTTATTTTTGTAAATGGAGTACAAAGAGCAAGTATTTCACACACAACGGATAGAGTCGGAACCCAATTTGGGTATAGTATTTCCAGCGCAACACCACAATCATATACAACACCACAAGCATATGGCGTCTTTACAGATTTAGGAAACGTTTATTTAACAATTTAATAATATGGCAAATATAAACATTATCGGAAATCCGACAGGCGGAAGATTTAATATCGTAGAAT